GCGCCCGCGGCGATGACCACGCCGGCCGCCGCTGCCTCGGCCACGATGCTCGCCGCACCCGCTGCCGACATGCCGATCATGGATTCCAGCAGCAGCGGCACGCCGAGCACCGGCACCGCGAGGGCGGCGAGCACGGCAAGGTCACCGGCGCTGATCGCGTTCTGCACCTGCGTCTCTGCCGCGGCCCGCTGCTCCGGGCTCACCTCTGCCTGCCAGCGCGTCACCGTCTCGTCTGTCGCCGCGGCCCAGTCCGCCTGCAGCTCGTCGAGGTCGCCCGCCTCCATGTGTAGGTCACGGCCCCACGTGCGTTCGGCGTCACCCATCCAACCGATCGCCAGTGCCTGACTCTTCGCTGGTGCCTTCTTGGCCGGAGGCTTGCCACCTGCGCCACCGGGCGGGGCGGCGATGGTCGGTGGCTCCGGCTTCGACCACGCGTCGGCGAGCACGTCGGGCAGCTCCATCGCCTTCGCCGCCGCCTTGCCGTCGATGCCGGCGCCGGTGAACGCTGCGAACGCGCCCGACTTGGCTACCCACATGGCGTTGTCGGCCTCGCTGTTCGGCGGCGTCGGGTCGGTGAAATCCCACTCATAGACGCGGTAGTCGGTGGCGCCGAACAGGCGCATGATCGTGCGGTTGCGCCAGGCCTTCCAGCGCGTCAAGCGGGGTTTGAGGAGGTGCTCGGCGTAGTAGACGGCCTGCGCTTCCATGTTGGCGCGGTTGGCATCCTCGACGGTGCCGAGGTAGGCGCTCGGGTAGCGGTAGGCCTCGCGCACCACGTCACGGTTCATCCCGCGCAGCTCGACGAACTGCAGGTCCTTCAGGCTGTACTGGTTCGGCACCCAGTGCATGCCTGCTTCGAGCACTGCGACGCGGTGCGCGTTGCCGGTGCCCTGGTGCTGTTCCCGCCAGCGCTCGACGAACGTCTTGTACTCGTCGTCGCTCAGCGCACCCGCTTCGAGATCGGTTTCGATCACGCCGCCCGGCACGGCGCTGTTGGTGAAAAAGCGGGCGTTCCAGTTGCTCGCAGCCATGCCGGCCGAGAGGTCGGCGCCGATCGCCTGCACGGCGGACAGGCCACGGAACAGCGTCAGCGGGTGCGGCTGGCGCAGCATCGAACACTCCGCCGTGGACAACGTGATCTTCTGTCCGTCGGGTGAGCTGTAGACGTAGCCCGACAGGAAGTCCTCGGGGTGCGGGATCGGCGTGATCCGGTGCGGGTAGATCGGCCAGAGTTCCATCGGAATCCTGCCGAGGAACGTGACCAGCGGGATGCCCTCGCCGGTCAGCTCCAGATGCTGCTGCACGATCTCAGTGAAGGCCTGGCCGGTCATGAACTGGTTCGGCTGGTCGAAGAGTTCCTGTGAGGGGTGCGCACCGGGAGCGACCTCGGTGCGGTCCTCGGCCTTGCCGGACGCCGCCCGCTTGTACAGTTTCCACTCGACCGCGCTGACGTCGAACGCGATGCCGCCGGTGATCGCGTACAGCGTGCCGTTGCCGGACATGGCGCCGGCCTGCGCCTCCTTGTCGCCGCCGTCCTCCGACCGGCCGAGGCCTGCGCCGAATCCACCGCCGAACGACGGGCCGGTGCGGGTGACGATCGGGACAGGGATCTTGTTGCTCGCTGGCAGCAGTTCGCCGGTCAGCGCGGGAGCGGCGAGAGCGCGCAGCAGGGACGTCACGGGTTGAGTTTGGCACCCGTGATCAGCAAAGCCAACCCTGCCACAGCCCAGCCGGTCAGCGCCCACGCGCCGGGCAGCTGGAACGCACCGTAGGTGAACGCGCCGAGGCCGGCAACGTCGAACAGATCACCGGTGACACCGCGCGCCCGACCGGCCACCCTGCCGCCGAGCGCCCGCGCGGACGCGCCGATCAGCCGGCCGGCGCTGACACGCTGTGGCGGCGCCGCGGGCGCCACCCCGCCGTTGAGGTAGGCCGCGGTGCTCATGCGCGGCGCTCCGGCCGCAGCACCGTAACGCCGAACTTGCCGGAGATGAAGACCACGCGCACGTCTACGCCGAACGCCTCAATGATCTTCGCTTTGTAGAACTCGCGCTCATCGTCACTGACGTACTCGTTGTCGGTCGGCACGATCAGCACGTCACCGTCACGCACGCCGACCGGTAGCGCCGCTTTGGCGCGCGGGTTGATTGGCGGCGGAGGTGGCGGGTAGCCCTTGCCATCATTGCCCATCGCGCTCTCCTCCGGCCGGGTAGGTGCTGACAATATCACCTCGTCAGCCGACGAACCGGAGTCCAGGACGGGCGATCGGGTCACGGTCGACCACGAGGTAGCGCGTCGTGTCCATACCGTGATCATTTTCTTTGAGCGGCTCATCGACGGGTTTCTTGTCTGACGGTGACTCGCTCGTGCCGCGCCGCAGCCAGCGGTAGCCGGGGAACTCCTCGACGGTGCTGGCCGGTTTGCCCTCGCCGATCAGCGTCTCGTCGCGGAACACCACCGCGTCACGCATGAAGGCGATGTTGGGTGTCCCGTCGTCGCGCATGCGGAGGCGGCGCTGCACCTGTTGGATGCCCTCCAGTACGCGCTTGTCGGCGAGCTTGGTGCCCATGCCGATGTGTCGTTCCAGCGTGCGGCGTGACTCTGCGTCATGGTCACAGATCACCTTCTGCGGTCGCGGCTCACGCCAGATGCGGCCCTGGTGCGCGAACCGGACCGCGCCGGCCGGATGCACGTAGTCCGGATCGGGGTCGCTGATGTCGTCGAACAGATCGAACGCGTGTTGATCTACAGTCTTCTGTGTACGGTAGATCTCCCTATACATGATGAGACGGCCGTCGGGGTCCTGCGCCCAGCGCTGCAGGACAAAGGGATTCACCAGGCCGAAGTCCACGGTCCAGTAACGTGGCCACTCGTCGGGGATGCGGAATCGCCGAATAAGATGCTTCGCCGGATTCCAGGCCTCGTAGATGATGCCCTCGGCGGCGACCCAATGTCCCTGGCGCAGGCGGTGGTAGCGCACGCCGGTCAGGTTGTCGAGGCGGGCCATGTACGCCGCGCCCTCGATCGTCACCTCGTAGCGCTTGACGCCGTTCGCGTCGATGCGCTCGTCGTAGAGTCGGGGATTCTCCTCGTGCGTGCTGTTGAGCATGAGGCAGACGCCGCGGTCACAGCGCTGTTTCAGCCAGTGCGTCGGCGCGTTGGGGTTGGCGTCGGCGATGATCTGCTGATACGGCATCTTGCCGTTACGTAGGCGCGTATTGACGAATTCCCAGTCAGTGACAGTCAGCTCTGTCGACTCCTGGATATACACCAGGTCGTATTCACTCGACATGACCTTGGTCGGATTGTCGAGCCCACCGATCGCGACAATCGAGCCATTGGCGTAGCGGTACTGCGGAGGTTCGCGCACCGATCCGCCGAAGTACGTGACCTCGCCGCTCAGCATGGCCTCGGGAACGACGTGCTCCTGCCACGTCTGCAGGCCGGTGCTCGCCAGGCTGGCCATGGTCTTACGCAGCAGGAGAGCCTTGGCGCGCGGGTACTTCATCATCGCCAAGTGGATCTTCTCAAGGCACCCGCGCGACTTGCCGGTGCCGGCCGGACCACTGACCAGCAGCTCCGGCGCGCGGGACTCGAACACCTCGACCGCGCTGCCCCGCGGAATGTAGGTGTGCACCAGCCGCGGCAGCGTCGTCGCGCTCACCTCAGCCCGCCGGTGTCCCGATGTCCATCATGTACTGTTCGCGCGGGACCGATCCCGCCCTGCCCGGGCCGTAATCGCAGTTACGGCAGATCAGCAGCCCCGCGAGCGGCAGTGTCCAGCCCTGCGCCAGCACCCCGCGCATGTATTCGACGTGCTCACGACCGGCGCCGATCGACTTCTCGCCCGGCAGGAAACCGCGCCGCGCGCCACAATGACAGTCGATGTTCCACGGCTGATCGTCCGGGCGCGCGTGCACGTCAGCTCTTGTCGATCGCGGCGAGAATCTCAGCCGTCATCGGGCCGTACTGCGTCTTGCGCATCGGGCCCTGCACGCGACACGTCACGCCCTCGGCGAGGGTGTGAGCGGTCAGCGTGATGCGGATCGAATCGGCCACGCCGCCCGGGGGCTCATGCACGCACAACGACTCACCGACGATCAACTGCCGCAGCAGCGACTCCAGCCACGCGGTCTGGCGCGCGACGATCTCGCCGACGAACTCGT